TTTAGGTACTATGAACAGCTCACGGCATTGCTCACCATAGGGTGCGGAGCAGGAAGGAACCTGTGCCATGTTAGGGGTGCGGTGTGTCATACGTCCTGTCACTGCCCCATTGGTTACGACACCTCCATGAATACGGTGCGTAGGCTTACAGTAGTTGATCCACTGGTCAACAAGACCAACACGTTTCTGTAGCATCAGGTACTCCGCTATCAGCCTCGCTTCTGGTCTTTCGATTCCAGCTAACACCTTCTCATCAACCTTCGCTCTGCCCTTGTCAGTCTGCTGAGTGAACTTCACACCCAAGCCCTCCAGTCTCTTGGCAATCTGTTGCCTGCTACCGGGGTTGAAGACCTCAACATGGTCAGACAATGGCTTGCCTCTCTTACCTATTCTGGGAGTGATGATGGGCGGGAAAGCCTCCTGCATCTCAATCTCAATATCAATCATTCTCAAGTTAAGACTGTCACGCAGCTTCAGAGCATTAAATATATCAAACATCACACCATGTTGTTCCTGTTTCTTCAAGATGTATGCCACCTGATGTTCCAGCTTGATACTTTCATCTGAAAAATCATCATCCTTCAGTACCTTCAGCAAGTTTTTATACACCTTCCTTGTAACCACTATGTCCTGCTTTGCATACTCAGCCATCTCATCAGAGAACCCGGCATCATAGTCCCTGAAGTCACCCTTGTTGCATCCCAAGGCAGTTCCCCATGCAGCAAGACTGTGACCACCGTCCTTGCAGGGGTCGTGCAGCCTCGACATGACCAGAGTGTCCTGCATCTTCTGAAACGGTACTTTGACATCCCACAACTGTTCCAACAGCGGGGCATCAAAGCCAATCAGATTATGATTAACAACCTTGTTTGCTCTAGCTACCAGACCGCGAACAACACTGGCATCCTCTGTTACTACAGGATCACCATCATCAATGGCGTATGCAGCACACCAGATAGTGTCGTGCGCCATGTTGGTTTCAAGGTCGATATACAGAATCACTTGTAATGCTCCATGCACTTGACTGACCACAACGCCAGCCAGACTTTGAACTGATCCAGCGTCATATCACCAGCTATCAGTTTTTCATACGCATCTTCAACGCTGTCAGTCATCATAATCATAGTCATCCATTGGACATATTTCCTCATAGGGTTTCAAGTCATCCCTTTCTTCAACTTCAAACGTGCCTTTGATAGTTGAAAAACATTTATCACAAAGATCAACATACTGCCCACTGTGGACTGACTTCCTTGTAGCCTCAAAATCATTTAGTTCTACATCGCAGGCAAGGCATCTCATTTTAGAGTCTCTTTCTGTTGAAAGATAAAGCAAACAGGGGGACTGACATGATACTCCAGTGTTTCTCTGTTACGTCTGGCCTCATCCTTGATCTCTTTTGTCAATGCCCTGTCGCACTTGATCCCTTTTGCACACCAATCCCAGTAGGGACAATACTTCTCAGCTTCACTCATAACATTTCTGCTCCCTTTCATTGCTTTAATAAGGTATTGAATGCTCTTGCAGCCACGACTGGTACTTGCCCATTGCCAATGGCTTTAAGTCTGTCCACCCTAGAGGCCACCACATCAGATGTTCTGTCCACTCCGGGTTTATCTTTCCCCCAGCGTGTGTAGCTAATGATGGCGTTCTCCTTGTGTATTCCGCTGGGTACGCCCCTTCCTTTGCATTGTGCGCTGTTGGGGTAGGCAAGTAGGAATAGTCTCGGTCGTACATGCTCCCCTCCAAAGGCAGCAGCATGAAACACTGACCAGACGCAACCATACCCGATCTCGGCAAGGTCACTGATGACCACGGCAAGTCCTCGTTTAACAAGGAGTTCGCTGTTTTCCACGAATGCGAATCGAGGTCGTACTTCACCGATAATTCGTGCCATGTGCTTCCACATGCTTGATCTGCTTCCCTCAATTCCGGCTCCCTTTCCTGCTGAACTGATGTCCTGACAGGGAAACCCGCCCGAAACAACATCAACAATTCCGCGCCACGGTTTGCCGTCAAAGGTTTGAACGTCATCCCAGATCGGGAAAGGCGGGAGAAGGCCGTCATTTTGTCTGGCGGCAAGTACGCAAGCTGGGTATGGCTCCCACTCAACTGCGCAGACGGTTCTCCATCCAAGCAGCTTGCCCCCAAGTATTCCTCCACCAGCACCTGCGAAAAGAGCCAACTCATTCAAAATTTACCTCCAATTAATTTTTGTTAATTGCCTGACTCATAACATTTCTGCTCCCAGCTCAGTCAATCTGCCGGTGTTTTTATTGTAGTTTAGATGACTGGCAATACCAGTATCCCCGATCCATCTGCTTTTCAGGACACGCAAGGTAGTGGTGTTTTTAACGCTCGCATCCTCTGCCTGTGTGTCACGCTCACACGCTATCACAGCATCAGATAGTTGCGCAATAGAACCGGAGCCTCTTAGCAATGACAATGTGACAGGTGCGCCATTCTCAAGTGGCTTGCCATCGGGCCTCGACAGGTGAGTGACAATGTGCAAACTGCACCCTGTCTGCTGCACCACTTCTGACCGTAGCCTTGTCATCAACTCATCGATCTTCTGTCTCTCATTTTGTGTTGCCTCACCACTCACAACAATGCTGATGTGATCCAGCACCACTATGGAGCAGTCCATAGCCTTGACAAAATACTTCAAACGACTAATAACATTGTCAAGGTCAGTGCTACCCCAATGATCCCACAGTGACACCCTGTGTCCTATACCCAGATCATCATAACATTGGTCAATTTCAGAAGGATCATACTCAGTGCCATGCAGGTGTATCGGCTTGTTCAAGTGAAGCCCAGCCAGACCCCTCAGTGTCCTTTCCGGGGTTTCCTCAAGGAATGCAACACCAACATGGTCAGTAGTATTGAGTAACGTGCTGTAGACCAGCTCGCGCAATGCTGATGACTTGCCTACGCCACTGCCTGCACACCATGTGACCAGCTCTGCCTCCCTGATGCCTTGCAACATCCTGTCTAAGCCCCTCCAAGGATAGTGCCAGCGCGGGGGCGGTACTGGTGACTTCAGAGCCTCCCTAAACTGATCAGCAAGCACGATGCCGTCAGGCGTGAACCTGTCAGCTTTCCACCATGCCGGACTGTACTCTGCTGTCCTTCCGTTCACGTAATAATCACAAGAATCCTTGATCCCTGTCGGGTGCTGCATGATCCTTGCCTTGCCACCGAACAGTTGCGCACATTCCGCTGCTGCTTTTCTGCCCGGCTCATCAGAGTCGAAACAAAAGACCAATGTTTCAAACTTGTCGAGCCATTCATACGCAGCTTTGCAGTCTGCCAGCGCACCCGCAGCACCATTGCGGATACTGACAACGGGATACTTGCTGCCCAGCAACTGATACGCTGCCTGTGCGTCTTCTTCGCCTTCTGTAATTGTGCAGAACTTCGCAGGGGAGAACAACTGCTGACCGAATAGCCCAGCCTGCTTGACTTCACCGACCCAAGGGAACCTCTTGTCTGGATAACGCATCTTTGCTGCAACGATCTTTGTTGGATCGTTTTTGTCAAAATATGCGTAGTAGGTTTTATCCTCTGTTTTCAAGGACTTAAATAGTTTCGCAGTGTCGGCAGTGATGCCTCTTGCACTGTCCCCAGAGTACCTGCCTGTGATCAACAAGTTCTCAACTGCACTGAACGCTGGCTTCGGTGTCGGCCTCTGAGCCTCATCAGGGATTGCTTCGCCCTGAAACAACTGCTGACAGCTAAAGCACCATATGCTGCCATCCTCATTGACTGAAGCAGCATCGGATGACCTGCACCCAGTCTGATCTGGACATGGTTGATGTGTTCTTTGAAATGTCATCGGTTCGCTTCCTCCGCGCATTCAAGCAGATGTTCCCCCAATAACTCTCGGATTTTCTCAAGATTCTCCACTGGGTTTCGGCCTCTCAACGCATCAGCCAGCAGGCAGTCAACAGCACTGCCATGATTCGTCAACAGTTCCAGTAGGTTGTTGTCGGACAGAATATCAGCAGCCACCCAGAAACCATCGGCATACGGGATTCTGTGCGTCCTCCAGCCATCGTCATCAAAAGACTCAGCCACCAGTTCTTGAAGTGCTGCTTCTGCTTCTTGCCAATTCAGCACCTGCTTTCTGTAGATGTCCTGTAGCGGTTCCGGTTTCATTGACTCTGGCTTGAGAGCCTCGTACAACATCTGTTTGCAATCTATCTTTTCCATAGTTCCTCCAATTTTTTAAAATCAGCCACTGCCATCTTAACATGACAACCCTCCATCTCAACTAGCTCCCGTACCATCATTGTTACATGCGCAACAGGGACACCATACCTATCTGCTGCGCCTTCCATGCTTTCTGATCCGTTCATGACGGCTCTGGCAGCACAATAAACGTCCATGATCTCTTTCCCTCCCTCTTCATACAACAACTCTAACATAAAAATTTTCCTCTTGACAACAAGTTTTATACAACACTAACATCTCTGTTGTGGTTCTGGCAACTCTCTGACGATAAATTTTTAATAATAAATAATAATTATCACTTCAGCGTGTCACCAGCGTGATTACAGAGTGCATCAGCTTTCGCAGCCTGCTCTGCAAGTAATTGTTTTAGTGTTTCCCTTTCTGTTTTCCTCCGGGCTGCTTTCGCTGACAGCAGATCACCGCCAGCATCCAAAATCTCCCGGTAAGCCTTCCTCCCTGCCTCTGCTGCTAATGACTTGATCGAACCATCCACAATCTTATAGGCTTCCAGTCGGCCTCTCTTCGCTTGTTTTGGTTTCTCAGGCACCATGCGCCTCAACTTCCAGTTGTGGGAAAGTTTGTCCTGACTACCATCATTCATATAAAGTAACTGTGTTTTATATGCACAGGGTGGCAGCACTTCCACAATTCCTCCTTTTTTAAGGTACTCAGCAACATGTTCTGCCACTTCCTGTTGCTGTTGTCTTTTTTGATCAGTGATCGTGTCCCGTAAGCTCATGCTGTTTCTCCTACCTTTTCAAGAACGTGCTCACTCAATGTTGCCAGCCAGTCTGTCAAGGTGTCAATACCGAAGTCGCATTCACCAATAAATTGACATTTCACCAACTCAAATTTGGTGATGTCACCAAAACAGTCCACAACAACAATGAACCTACCACCATCACCATCACAGCCGTACAACGTGCTGCCTGTATACCCTTCTTCAGGGTCTACATCGTCTTCGATAATATAAAACGGATGTCCGACTCCGATAATCTCATGCCTTTCTTGCCAATCACGCTTAGTGAATTTACTCATTATTGCCTCCAAATTTCGCGTAGAATCGTTTTTAACCATGTACCTAATACCTACCTACAGGGTGTCCTCAATCGGCCTCAAATCGGCTTCTATTAACGCTGCAATTTCATGTTCATGCTCAAAAATCACACGCTTCGCAGCATGTTTGACCAGCAAGTCCAGCCATCTTAAAACTTCCTGATCTGCTTCAGCATCCCTTGGTCGCATCATCCGGGCAACAATCGCACCAGCGAAATGTGATGCTTCGTGCGTGTCGATACTGAGCCTCAGAAACTCCCAAGGGTGTCTGTCGAGACAATGTCGCGCCAGTGCCTGAATGACTGCCTCTGATGGCCTTACTTCGCTGTGATCTGTCAACCCGTCATACAACCTGCTTTTGAAAAACTCTTGTAAATTCATAGACATACTTCCTCATATATTGCATGTGCTTCCCCGAAACCTTTAGCCATAGCCGTAAACTTTTCAGATTCCCAGCTACCATATACTTCTGGGCGATCCCAGAAACCCGTCCCATGTCCATTGCGAGTAAGCCAGAAATCATGACCTGCCTGTTCTATATTATCGTCAGACAGGAAGCATTGAATCCGGCTGTAAAAGGCAAGGCAGTCTATAATAGATTCGCGCAAAAAGTCAGGATCAAGTTCCGTTCCGGTTTCTGGCTGGTCAGTATCGCCCGTTTCTGTGAAATCAACGGCTTCAAGATATGCATTTAAAAATTTTGTTTCTTTTGCTGTCAAAGTGATTGTTTTCATTGTCTTTTTCCTAATCGTTTCCCTATACCCAGAAGGGATAGGCCTTAGTCGTTAAATAATTGTGAATAATCCATAAACAAATAGCATTGACCATATGACACCGATGCCTATCAAAATCAATGCCTCGCCCGCCACCTTGCGCCAGTTTGTTTTTCTTTTGCCATATGTTCTCATTGTTTACGCTCCCTTAACGCCATACATGCATAGTGGTACTCATCCCAGTACTGCCCGGCTTTCGGATTGCCGATAGAATCGCCTACTCTAGCAGCATCGTATGCATCTTGTCTGATATACTCTAGCTGATCCCTGCTTAGTGTGCGGAATCTTGCTAAAGTGTCAGAATGCCATGAATTTTCGTCATAAGTGACCATTATTTCACCCCCTTGATCAGTCCGTTTTCCATTGTCACATTGGCAAAGAATTCCCGGCCCTGTCCTGTGATATGTGGACGGTTCGCGCCTGTCAGTGTGCCAGTAGAGCGATATTCAGGCCCGAATAGACTGGTTTCGATGTAACGCAATGGTTTGCCGATATTGGCTTTCAAGTCTTTTTTGCTGGCGTAGTTGAAAATAATCATTGTCTTTTCCTCTATTTTTCTGATTTGTTTAATGGCGCGCATGCATGCGCCCTTATGCTATTTCCGACAATTTGCGGTTTGTCTCCTGATCACACACATGACCATATAGATACCAGCCAATCTGATTTGTCTGTGGCATTGTCCCGTAAATATGGATTTCCCCATCACTGGTTATGCGGTAATTCCGGTTTCCGTATTCAGACCGCAGTATTTTCCTGATTTTTTCAATTGTGTGATTCATTGTCTTATTTCCTCTTTGTGAATGTAAATTTATTTGATCATGTGCTCAGTAGATTGTCAATCATCCTATTGCAATTATCTGATTCAGTTTGTTGTAGGATTGACGGTTAAAGAAAAATGAAGCTTTGCCATTCTCGGATTCCCTTTCCTGCCTGCTTGATCCTTTCCTTTTCAATGCACCAACAGAGTTTGCCGGATCAAGAAAACGCAAATCAGTATCATCAAAATCCAGCAATCCATTCGGGATTGTCTCTTCACCCTGCAATCCCTTAGTGTTGAAAGCGATTACTGTTCTGAATTGAGATTTGATTGCCCTAGCTGTAATTGCTAGTGATTTATCAGTGTATGCGGACCCGGAAAAGGTAAGGTCATAATTTGGTAATTTGTTTTTCTGTACTCTCGCAAGAATTTTGGTGTAGTCGTAAAAACGGGTTTCAGGATTAGCTGCAATCACATCATGCCAGTCTATATCACTGGTCCCGTTAAGACGGATTGCCAGTTTATCGCCATGCTTTCTCTGCAATGCCTGAATTTCACTATGCAATTGCGCCTTGAATTCATCAGGGCGTAGCAGAAACAAAATTGTTCTTTTTGTTGCTGCATTCTGTCCTACTGTCATTCCCAATTGACCGGATGAGATCAGGCAAGACTCTTTACAGCCAAAAAGAGCGGCAGCGGCACACAGTGTTTTTACTGATACCTTATCAGCAGGCTGTAAATACAAGATGCAAGTTATATATCCTTCTTTTTCACCCTTTTCGACTTTGATACTGCTTCCCAAAAGCTTCATGGGTCTATTCAGGTAGTCCAGATTGTCCAGTGCCCATGCTTTGGCATTTTGATTGATCAAGACTGAATCAAGTATTTCCTGCTTTGTAATTGGTGTGATCATTGTCTTATTTCCTCTTGTGTTGTTGTTGGTGTAGGTGTATTTGAACAAGGGCGCGATCACTTGTCAACACTTTTCTAAATTATTTTTTATATTCCACAATTGATTCACAATTGCTGTCTCGCTTCTACTATATGGTAAAGCTGCTCAGTGCTTATATGGGTACTACTCCACCACTCACTCATCACTCCACAACCTACCACAAGCATATGCCTGCTGAGTCTACGGCATATCACAGGCATATCACTGGCAAGCCTACGGCATATCACAGGCATATCACTGGCGCACTACATTGGTGCGGTAACACGTTACGAAAGGTAACACGGTAACACTCCGGTAACACTTGAGCGACAGGGGCGGCCTTCGATGACCCACCGGGGGGAGGGTAGCTGCTTAGTAATTGTTACAGTACCCAGTCAGATACAGCAGAGGAAAAATAAGAAAAATACAATATAAAATACCAGAGCCTCTCTAAAGACACCCTTGAAGCAGGAGACTATGTAGGCATAAGGAGAGGTGCTATAAGTCTTTGTTATTATTAAGAATAATATTACAGCGGGGGATTGCGGAGATGCAGAAGTCTTCTGAGACCCGCAGTGATCTGCACATGTCGCCAGTGTTTCTATAAAGGGGTTAAAAAGTCACCCACTTCACGATTGTAGAGCAACACAATAAGGACTGTATGATTGAGTGTTATTTAGAGTGTTTGTGGATACTTTAGGGATTTAGTGTTTATTAGTTGACTTTTGTTAAAAAATATGTTATAATATTACTATATAAACGTATTACTTCAGAATCCTCTGAAAGTGTAAACAAAATAAGAACTATTACCTGTTTAACATCAGAGGGTCTGAAGGTGCTAAGGCGCTCCGAAGGAGCAGCCGAAGGATAATAATTATTAATTATCTTTTAGACTTGTTGTTGATCTCTACAGAGACCTATATAGAAGGGGATACTATGCCTTTGAAAAAAGGATATTCCAGTCAGACCATCTCCAGCAACATCAAGAAGGAGATGAAAGCAGGTAAGCCACAGAAGCAGGCTGTTGCTATAGCGTTGAGTTCTGCTCGTAAATCAAAAAAGAAAAATAAAAAATAATTAATGACAGAGAAGACGGGTAATAGGCGCGGTAGACCCCCTAAGAAGGCACTGGCAGCTAACACACCGGGGAAGCTAACTAAGCGTGGTAGACCTCCCGGAGAGGCTGCTGCAATGGCTGAGTTTAAGGCTAGGATACTTACATCTCCTAAGTCTACTAAGGTCATTGAAGCCATCTTTGATGCTGCTCTTGATAATGATAATAAGAATCAAGCTGCTGCGTGGAAGCTACTCATGGACAGAATGGTTCCTGTTTCTTCGTTTGAGAAGGGTTCTGGTGGCAAGGCAGCGGTAACAATTAATATTACTGGTATTAATGAATCTGCTGGTATTACTATTGATGCTGATGATGGTGACTTTGAAGATATAGACCCTGATGGAAATTAAAAATAAAAAGAACGCACTAAGCGTCTATGAACACCTCAGTAAAGAGGTTGACCTGCCTGAATACCTTGTTGTTGCTATGTTGGCTAACATCGCAGTAGAGACAGGCGGTACGTTTGATTACACAACAAAGCAGGTAGGCCGCAAGAACCCCGCCTACGGCTTGTTCCAGTTTGACCCCCTTGGTGGCCTATATGGTCTATACCAAGACTACCTCGACTACATTAGGGCAGATGACTCCGCAGAGACACAATTGGATATGCTCGTGGACATCCTGCTAATGTATTGGCTCAAGGGGGTCTCCCATGTTGGTCGCGGGAATGTACTGAAAGTTCTTAGTGCTCCTAGTGCTGAGAAAGCTACGCAGGCTTTCTGCGACCACATACTTCGTCCCGGCAAACCCCACATGGAGCGTAGGCTTGCTGCGTGTAAAGAAGTTCAAGAGCTGTTGTTATCAGCTAAACAGGCATAAGAATGGCAAATAGTCTTAGTTTTTCAGATTTAGGTAATTATCAATCTGTAGGTAAGAACCTTACTGGTGGCGCAACAACAACTTTGTTTACAGTTCCTACTGGTTTTAATATCCGTGTTTTGATGTTGTTCATCGCCAATGCTGGAGGTTCTTCAGCTACTTACTCCGCTACATGGGAAGATGGTACTTCAATAACATTCCAAGGAACTAAAAACCTCGGAGCAGGTTCTTACGACATCTTTGGTGGCTCCTCTGGTGGATTGTTGATCATGAATGAAGGGGAATCAATTACTGTTACTACCGCTGCAGGTAGTACCTTCACCGCCATAGCTACTATTGAGCTTATACGACACGCTGGTTCTAAGTACAACATATCGTGACAGACTTAAACATACGCCTCCTGAAATGGCAGAAAAAGGCGTGGAATGATCCTAGCAGGTTTCAGGTTATTGTAGCTGGTAGACGTACTGGTAAGACTCAGTATGCTCGCTACAAGTTAATTGTTAAAGCCTTGGAGATACCTAACACCGATGTGTTCTATGTTGCTCCAACAAGGGATCAAGCCCGTAAGCTGATGTGGCGTGAGCTGCTAGAACTCACTCACGGCATCAGAACAGGTGAACATGTTAATAATCTTGAAATAACATTAATCAATGGCTCTGTCATCTCTCTGCGGGGTGCTGACAGGCCAGAGACCATGCGAGGTACAAAACTTTACTACCTTGTTATGGACGAATATGCCGACATGAAGCCGGACGTATGGGAGCAGATTCTACGCCCTGCCCTAGCTGACCACAAAGGAGAAGCCTTGTTTATAGGCACTCCGATGGGCCGTAACCATTTCTACGACCTGTACAAGTACGCTGAAGTAGGCAATGACTCTGAGTGGGCTGGTTTTCATTTCACTAGCCTAGACAACGAAACCCTAGACCCTCTTGAGATTGAGGCGGCTAAGAGGTCAATGTCCTCCTACTCTTTCAGGCAGGAGTTCATGGCATCCTTTGAGTCCAGAGGTTCTGAGATATTTAAGGAAGAATGGATAAAATATGGAGAGCCTCCGTCAGAAGGAGACTACTATATTGCCATAGACCTTGCAGGCTTTCAGGAAATCAACAAGGCTGTTTCAAAGAACTCTCGTCTTGACCAGTCAGCAATCTCTGTTGTTAAGGTGTTACCTAACGGTGATTGGTTTATTGATAATATTATTAGGGGACGCTGGGAGCTGGGTGTAACCGCAGAGAAGATATTTCAGGCTGTGCGTGACTATAGCCCTGTAGCTGTAGGCTTGGAGAAGGGCATCAGCAGACAGGCTGTAATGACTCCTCTCAGCGACCTGATGCGAAAGTACAACACCTACTTCAATGTGCAAGAGCTGACTCACGGAAACAAAAAGAAAGTAGACCGTGTTATCTGGTCATTGCAGGGACGCTTTGAGCATGGACGGATTTACCTTAACAAAGGTGAGTGGAATGAACAATTCCTTGATCAGCTATTCCAGTTCCCTAACGAGCTTGTGCATGATGACCTTGTTGATGCTGTGTCTTACACGGATCAGTTAGCTAAAGTCCCTTACGGGTTAGATGACTTTGTTGATTCTACCTACGTTCCCTTAGATATTATAACAGGCTATTGATATGGAAGATTTTATTGAAGATAAAGAAGACTTTATCCGCGAGCAGACGCTTGATGAGTGGGTAATGTCCAAAGTATATGAATGGCGGGAGCATTATGAAAATAATTATCAACGCCTGCATGACGAATACAACCGCATCTGGCGTGGTGTTTGGTCTGCTGAAGACAAGACTCGTGAGTCTGAACGCTCTAGGCTCATTAGTCCTGCAACACAGCAAGCTGTTGAGTCTGCCGTAGCTGAGATTGAAGAAGCTACCTTTGGCAGAGGAACATGGTTTGATATTGCTGACGACCACATGGACACTGACAAGTCCGACATTGAGATGCTGAAGCATCACCTGCATGAAGACTTCAAGAAACAAAAGATACGCAAAGCTATCGCAGAATCTTTGTTGGTCTCTGCTGTATACGGCACTGGCATGGCTGAAGTGGTGCTGGAAGAAATCAAAGAAATGTCTCCGGCTACTCAGCCAATCATGGAAGGCCAGCTCACCGCTGTTGGTGTAAACATAATCAACAGGACAGCAGTTAAGATGCGTCCTATCCTTCCACAGAATTTCCTTATTGATCCTTCTGCTACCTCTATTGAGGATGCGATTGGCTGTGCTATTGATGAGTATGTTCCTACTCACAGCATAGAGCTGATGCAAGAGAAAGGTGTCTATAAAAAGACTCCTATCGGCACTGCTATCCATGACCTTGACTTGGAAGAAGATAAAACATTGCTTGTTCCTGAAACGTCAAAATCAAGAAAAACCACTTATTATGGTCTTGTTCCCCGTCACCTGTTGAAGAAAGCGCAGGAAGATGATTCAGAGATTGTAGAACTTTCTGATACTGAGGACGAAAGCTCTTACTACGTTGAAGCTATTGTTGTTCTTGCTAATGGTGGTGACTTGCTGAAAGCAGAAGAAAACCCCTACATGATGCAGGACAGGCCCGTCATTGCTTTCCAGTGGGACATTGTTCCCGGCAGGTTCTGGGGCAGAGGCATCTGCGAGAAAGCCTACAACAGCCAGAAGGCTCTCGATGCTGAACTCCGTGCGCGTCAGGATGCTCTGGCATTGACTGTACATCCAATGATCGGCATTGACTCTACCCGCATCCCTAGAGGCATGACTACTGATGTCCGTCCCGGCAAGACCATTCTGACCGTAGGTAGACCGTCTGAGATTCTGGAGCCTATCCGTCTTGGCGGTGTTGACCAGATTACCTTTGCACAGGCAGATTCTCTCCAGCGTATGCTACAGATGGCTACGGGTGCTATTGACTCTGCTGGCATCCCCGGCAGCATCAATGGCGAGGCTACCGCTGCTGGTATCAGCATGAGCCTTGGAGCGATTATTAAGCGTCACAAGCGCACCCTGATTAACTTCCAAGAATCGTTTATTATTCCTTTTGTTGAAAAGGCTGCGTGGCGTTACATGCAGTTTGATCCTGAGCATTATCCTGTTAGTGATTATAAATTTATAACCACTTCTTCTTTGGGGATCATTGCCAGAGAGTATGAAGTTACTCAGCTTGTACAACTGCTGCAAACTATGTCTCCAGACTCTCCGCTATATCCTGTCCTTATTACTTCAATAATTGACAACATGAGCTTGGCTAACAGGGAAGAACTCAAGTCTACTCTGGCTCAGGCTTCTCAGCCGTCCCCAGAACAGCAGCAGATGCAACAAATAGCGTTTGAGGCAGACCAGAGGTTCAAAGCCAGCCAGTCAGGTGCGCTGGAAGCTCAGGCTGCTGAGTCCCAGTCAAGGGCGCAGAAGTATCAGATGGAAGCACAGTTGCTGCCGCAAGAGCTTAAAATTAAAGAAATTGACGCAGTGACCAAGAATCTCCAGCAGGGCAACGCAGACGAGAGCGAATTTGCTAAGAGGATTAAGCTGGCTGAAGTATTGCTTAAAGAGCGTGAGGTCGCTGCAAAGGAGCGTAAAAATGGCTAAAGATTATAGGCTAGAGAAGGCAGGTGTTGATGGATATAACAAGCCCAAACGCACCCCTAATCACCCTACAAAGAGTCATGTGGTTGTTGCCAAAGAAGGCGACCAAGTAAAGACGATCAGATTTGGGCAGCAGGGAGTCTCTGGTAGTCCTAAGAAGGAAGGCGAGTCTGAGTCGTACCGCAAACGTAGAGAGTCCTTCAAAGCCCGTCACTCCAGCAACATCAAGAAAGGCAAGATGTCAGCGGCTTACTGGGCCGATAAAGTTAAATGGTAATAATAACAACAATAAGGAGAGCTTATGCTAACCCAAGCTGAAGTAAAGAAGATTATTGACCAGATCAATGAGTCATTTAAGGAAGATCGTAAACGAATTGCTACACTGGAAGCTAAAGTAGCTGCCTTAGAAACACCAAAAAATATCAAAAAAGCAGCAACTGAGGAAAAATAATGGACGGGGATACCAGAGTTAGTATTCTTTTAACAATTATTGCCAACACAGCAGGGCAGTATTCTGTTCAAGAAGTGATTGAGCTTTATACTTTTATTAAAAATGAGTATAAAGAAAACTCTCTTACTAAGTTACGCTTAGTTAAAGAAAAAACTCCACAAACACCTGTTCATTAATTTCTTGACATTTTGTCATAATTATGTTATAATATAGGAAAGAAAGTGAAAAATAAAGAATTAGAAACCTACTACAACACTTTCCTTGATCTTTTTGCTTATTCTGGCTGGAAGCAGCTTCTAGAAGAACTAGAAACAACTGTAGACCAGCTAAATGATCTTCGCAGTATCCAAGATGCTCAAGACCTTGCTTTCCGGCAGGGACAACTTGAAGCTATCTTAACCATTCTGAACTTTGAGACTTCCGTCCGTAAGGCTATTGATTCAATAGAGGAAGACGAAAATGCTCTTTGACTTTAAGTGTCCTACTGGGCATGTGTTTGAGGCTAATGTTTCCTCTGATATTAGGTCTAAAGAGTGTCCTCACTGTTCAGAAACCGCTAGTCGCACTATTTCAGTGCCTAACTTCAAGATACCTTTCGATGGGGGTTACCCCGGAGCAGCTCTTAAATGGGCAAAGTATCACGAGAAAGGCTCTAAGAAGTACGACTAATCCACCAAAGGGATACCATCAGCCTTAGATGCCCCTTTCATTCTCCATAATGTATATACACGGAGCTAATAATGGCAGAGCTTATAGATAAGCGTGTGCTTGAGGGCGAAATTAAAGCCCTAGAAGAATTAGAACTTAAAGAAGAAACACAGCAGCAGGCGGCAGAGCCAGAACCTGTTGAAGAAATCCCCGACAAGTACCGAAACAAATCTTTAACTGACTTGGTTCGTATGCACCAAGAAGCAGAAAAGATGGTAGGCCGTCAGGCTAATGAAGTAGGGGAGCTTCGTAAAGTTGTCGATGACTTCATAACCAAGCAGACAGAACTTGTCTCAAGCAAGAGAGAACCCGCTGAAGAAGTTGACTTCTTTGCTGACCCAAAAACAGCAGTGAACCAGTCCATTGAGAGTCATCCGGCTTTTCAGGAACTGAGGACACTGACAGCTCAACAGCGTCAGGCTACGGCACAGGCAGAGATGCTACGTCGTCACCCAGATGCAACACAGCTTATATCAGATCAGAAGTTTCAGGAGTGGATAGAGGCTTCTAAAGTACGACAAGCATTGTTGATTAGAGCTGACAAAGAGTACGATGTAGACGCAGCCGATGAGCTGTTTTCCTTGTGGAAAGAACGTCAGAGTCTTGTAAAGCAGACAGCTTCTTCTGAACTGTCCGCAAGAAAAGACACTGTACGCAAAGCCTCTATAGGAAATACATCTACCGCTGTTGAACAGGCCAGCAGGAAGAAATACAGAAGGCAAGACATTATTAACTTAATGAGGGATGATCCTGATAGATACGCTTCCCTAGCTGCTGAAATCCGACAGGCTTACGCAGAGGGCAGAGTAGTTTAGGACTCCTGATTACCGGAGATTGAAATGGCTACTTCAACTTACCCCACTATGACTGGCGCGGTCGGAATGACCGAAGCTGCAACCTTTGTCCCTGAACTTTGGTCGGACGAGATTCGGGCTGCTTACGAGAAAAATCTTGTATTGGCTCGTCTTGTAAAACGTCTGGCAATGAAAGGCAAAAAAGGTGATGTTGTTCACATCCCTGCTCCGACTCGTGGTTCAGCCTACGCCAAGAGCGAAAACACCGCAGTAACCCTTCAGAACGCTACTGAGTCTGAAGTACAGGTTGCTATTAACAAACACTATGAATACTCTCGTCTGATCGAGGATATCGTTAGTGTTCAGGCTCTGGATAGCCTGCGTAGCTTCTACACCAGCGATGCTGGCTACGCTCTTGCCAAGCAGATCGACACCGACCTGTTTGCTCTGGGCAAGTCACTGGGTAATGGCGATGGTTCCGACTGGACTCATAGCGCATCTTTCTTCCCTGATGCTTCTACTGGCCTGACTGCGTATGCTGTTGATACTGTGACCACCTCTGATGTGTTCACTGATGCTATCTTCCGCGCCTTGATCCAGCAGATGGATGATGCTGATGTGCCGATGGATAATCGTGTATTTGTTATCCCCCCGTCACTCCGCAACGCCATCATGGGCATTGACCGCTATGTATCTAGCGACTTTGTTAATGGTCGTGGTGTACAGAATGGTAAGATTGGTGAGCTGTACGGCATTGACGTATATGTTACCAGCAACTGCCCTGAAGTAGAATCAGCAGTCGATAACACTGCTGGTGACCGCTTGGTTGCTTCTATGCTGATGCACAAGGATACGCTGATCTTGGCAGAGCAGATGGGAATCCGCAGCCAGACTCAGTACAAACAGGAATATCTGGCTAACCTCTACACCGCTGATACCCTCTACGGTGTTCAGGCTTACCGCCCGGATTCTGGTTTTGTTCTGGTTGTAAACGACTAATATTTATTTAGTCTAAGCAAGAACTGCACAGTCTTAATCGGCTGTGCAGTTTTACTTTTTCAGCAAAAGAGTTTGAGAATTCCATGACAACCAAAATCATCACCAAGAACAGTTCTACTGCTTCTGCTGTTCCCTCATCAGCCAATCTTGAGCAGGGTGAATTGGCTGTCAATGTTACTGACAAACGCCTTTTTACAGAGAATGCTTCTGGCACTGTTGTAGAGTTGGGGACTAATCCGACCTCACTGACAGTTGGTAATATTACATCATCAGGCACATACACTGGTATTGTGTCATCAAGCAATGCCACTATTACTGGTGGATCTGTCAATAACACACCTATTGGTGGTACTACTCCCAGCACTATTGTAGGAACCAATATCACTGCCAACACTGGTTTTACTGGTGCTTTGACAGGCAATGTAACTGGTAACGTCACTGGCAACTTAACAGGAAACGTAACTGGAAATGTCACAGGTAATGTTACTGGTAATGTCACTGCTTCTAGTGGCACTACAACTCTTAACAATCTTATTATTAATGGTACTACTGATTTTAATGGGGCTATCCTCACTGATCTGGGGACTCCTTCAGCGTCCTCTGACGCAGCCACTAAAGGCTATGTTGATACCCAAATCACCAGCTTAGTAGCCTCTGCTCCTGCTGCACTAGACACACTTAATGAACTAGCTGCTGCCTTGGGCGATGATGCTAACTTTTCTACTACTATTACTAACTCTATAGCTACTAAACTTCCCCTAGCAGGCGGCACTATGACTGGTGCTATAGCTATGGGTGGTAATAATATTACTGGTCTTGGCACTCCTACACTTAGCAACGATGCTACCAGCAAGACCTATGTAGACACTCAAGACGCACTGAAGCTCTCCCTGACTGGTGGTACTATGTCAGGCAACATAGCTATGGGCAGCAACAGCGTCACAGGGCTTGCAGCTCCTTCTGCGGGTGGCGATGCAGCTAATAAAACATATGTTGATTCTATCCTTGGTTCTGCTACAGACGCAGCAACCTCAGCAGCCGCAGCAGCAGCCTCCGCAAGTGCAGCCAGTACGTCTGCCTCTAATGCCTCCACTTCAGCAACTAATGCAGCTTCTAGCGCATCTAGTGCATCCTCAAGTGCAGCAGCCGCTGCTACTAGCTACGATAACTTTGATGACCGTTATTTGGGACAGAAAAGTTCTGCTCCTTCTACAGACAATGACGGAGATGCCCTGCTGACAGGTGCTTTGTACTTTGATACTACTGCTAATAAGATGCAAGTTTACAGCGGGAGTGCTTGGGTAGATGTAGCTCCTACTGCTACTAGCGTAACTGTTAGCCAGATTAGTGATCTTACAGCAACCGCTGCTGAAATAAATGTTTTAGACGGCATTACTGCCACAACTACAGAGCTGAACTTGTTAGATGGCATTACTGCTCTGGTTACAGCTTCTAGCACTGACACGTTCACGAACAAGACCGTCAGAGACACTGTGTACGCTCTGTCTGGCACAGCCTTTGACGCTACCAACGGTGCAGTGCAGACCAAGACCCTATCTGGTAACACCACCTTCACAGACTCACTAAGCTCTGGTGATGCCATTGTGTTGATGCTAGAGGCTGGTGCCAGCTACACGGTGACCTACCCGACCATGACTTGGGTGACCAGCGCAGGCAATGTTGCTCCTACGCTGACTGCGAAGGACACACTGGTGTTTTGGAAAGTCTCCACAACTCTCTACGGTGCTTACACAGGAAGCTATGTGTAATGAGCAAATTAGCTAAAGCTCTGACAGCAGCGGCAGGTAATGCAGGTGAGTCTCTGTACGTTGAGGATGTATTCTCGACTTATTTGTATACGGGTAATAGTTCTACGCAGACCATCACCAACGGGATTGATCTGGCTGGTGAAGGCGGGTTGGTTTGGAGGCAAGGAAGGTCTGCCGCTACAGGTGGGCAACTGATTGATACCGCAAGAGGAATAGGCAGTTATCTTATTTCCTATTCTACGGATGCGGCACAGACAGGTTCTAACTGGATAGATTCGTTTAATTCAAACGGCTTCACCATGAACATTAATTCGTTTAATGGTGGCGCAACCTACGCCTCGTGGACATTCCGCAAGGCTGAGAAGTTCTTTGATGTTTTGACTTATACTGGGAATGGTGTTGCGGGAAGGACTGTGGCGCATAATCTTGGTAGTACACCTGCGGTGATGATAATAAAAAGAACAAGCACTTCAGGATCAAACTGGCGTGTCTACCACACTTCTTTAGGTAATGGGCAAGCATTATCGTTAAACACGACCGATGCAGCAGGAGCTACTACTAGCTTATGGAATAGTACAACGCCAACTGACTCAGTATTTACTCTTGGCGATAACGGTAACGTCAATCAATCGGGTGAATCTTTTGTAGCCTACCTATTCGCCTCAGACGCAGGAGGCTTTGGCGATGACGGCACGGAGAATATTATTTCGTGTGGGTCGTTTACGACTGATGGCAGCGGTAGCGCCACGGTCAGTCTTGGGTATGAGCCGCAATGGGTAATGATTAAACGATCCGATGCTGCCGACGACTGGATAATGCTAGACGCCATGCGCGGGATGTCATATAGCAACTGCCTAAAGTTGGCGGCAAACGCATCATCTGCTGAATACAACTTTGGGGCAAACCAAACCTATCCAACCGCCACTGGATTCAGTATTAACGGCACCTTGTCTGCAAGCGGCACCTACATCTACATCGCCATCCGCCGTGGCCCGATGAAAGTGCCTACAGCAGGGACTGAGGTGTTTAGTCCTGTTTCAAGAGCGGGGACAAGCGCGGTAGCATCTGTCACTACGCCAAATTTCCCACCTGATTTGGTGATCATTAAAAATCAAACAGCAGGAATTGCAGGACGAGTGAGAACAAAGTTAACTGGCCCAAATGTTAGACTTGTTACATCAAGCACTGATGTAGAGGTTCCTGATAGCGATGAATTCCGCTCTTTTGACCAGCTAGGTTATACATTTGGGGCTAATTCAGCAAGCGACTTTGGAACGCAAAATTATAGCGGTTATACATATATTAATTGGGCCTTCAAGCGCGCCACAGGCTTTTTTGATGCGGTAGCTTATACTGGGACTGGAAGCAATACATCAATAAATCATAATCTTGGCGTTGCACCAGAATTAATGATTGTCAAAAGAAGAAATAGCTCAAGAGTATGGGCTGTTTGGGCAAGCGGCATAGATATAGACGATTATTTAACACTAAATGGAAGTGCGGGTGTAGCTACCTTTTCTTTATGGCAAAGCACGTTGCCAACAGCAACGCAAATTACATTAGGAACAGACGCAAGTGTAAATGGTTCTGGCGACACCTACATAGGCTACCTATTCGCCACCTGCCCCGGAGTAAGCAAAGTAGGTAGCTACACAGGTAATGGTACAAGCCAAACGATTGACTGTGGATTTAGTGGTGGGGCGAGATTTATTTTAATTAAGTCTACAAGCACTACAGGTTCATGGTGGGTATATGATTCTGCGCGTGGTATTGTTGCAGGTAATGATCCTGCTCTACAGCTAAACTCTACAGCCGCAGAAATAACAAGCGCTGATGCTATAGACCCAGATAGCAGTGGATTTATTGTTAATCAAGAAGCTACTTGTTCTATTAATGCTAGTGGAGTTTCTTATATCTTTATGAGTATTGCCTGATGACAAAAGACAAGTTCAGAGCCGCATACACTAGAAGCAAAGCAGACTCTAAAAGAAGAGGTATAGATTTTCTATTCACTTTTGAAGAATGGAAACAATGGTGGTTAGATACTGGGAAGTGGGAATTGCGCGGTAAAAAATCTGGCTGCTATCAAATGTGTCGTATCAATGATATTGGCGCTTATTGTATTGACAACGTTTATTGCGACACTATAGAAGAAAATAGCGCATTGCCGCATAAAGGGCAATCACGACCAAAAGAATGGAAGCTCAAAATAAGCGCAGCATTAACAGGACAACCTAAAAGTAAGAGTCATGCTAAAGCGTTGGCTGCTTCAAAATTGGGCAAAAAATATCTAACTCCTTTTGGGGTATTTGATACATCTACCGAATGCGAGAATTTTTGTGGCATTAAAAGAGCTACAATAATGTGGAGATGCAGGAATAATTTTAACAATGAATGGTCATACGCATAGGAATATCAATTATGGAATACCGTATTCAATCAACTGGCGAAGTCAAAACTCAAGGCGAAGTCAGAAGAATGCACAGCAACACATCACTGCCACGAGTGTGGGACGCTAACGTCTGCTCAGCTCTTGGCATAGACCCTGTATTTGAAACACCCAAGCCGGAAGTCACAGGCTACACGCAGGCAGTCAGAGACGGTGTTACACAGGACGCTAAAGGCAACTGGGTACAGGCTTGGAAGGTCGTTGATATGTTCAGCAACTACACTGATGAAGATGGCAACCTAGTCACCAAGACTGACCAAGAGAATGACTACCAAGCCAGATTGAACAGTGAGGCGGCTGCTTCTGTTAGGACACAGCGTGATAAACTACTGGCTGAGTCAGATTGGGTAACAGTCAAAGCAGTAGATCAGAACGCACAAGACAGCTTGGGCATTCAAGTCCCGCAGGTCTGGCTAGACTACAGACAAGCACTGCGTGATATTACTAGCCATGCAAACTTTCCATACTTACAAGACGCTGACTGGCCTGTCAAGCCGTAGGGAGTAGGTCATGGACATTGATGAGAATACTCTACGAAAAGTAATTCGTGAGGAGATGAAGTCTGTGTTGAAAGAGATTGGGCTTCACGATGATGATGCAGGTGAAGATGTCCGTGACTTGCGGTCTTTAATCCGTGACTGGAGGGAGACCAAGAAAACCATCTGGAACACGGTGGCTCGGTGGGGGACTATGGTAGTGCTAGGGATACTTTCTATCGGTGCTTGGAATAAATTTAGTGGGAATGGTGAGTGATGAAATATATCGGTAAGAAGTTCAAGGCTTTTGTTTTGACAATGTCCGAAATGCAAGCTGCCCAGTTTGTTGTGGCTGGTATAGTCATGTTTATTCTTGCTTTAATTGTGTAAACAATGTTGATAAAAGGCAGTAGTATTTATGTGGGTAGACCGGACACTGTTTGTAAGCCCAATAGAATATGGACTATGTACATCAGTTTCAGAGTTTAACGCACTGTTCCCTAATCAAGAGTTCCTAGCTGGAAGGAGTTTAGCAGAGACAAAGAGTGTTGAGCTTGAAGGTAATATAAAAATATTAGTTTGTATTTCTCCTACAACAAGAAACTTTGATTATTTATCTTTAGTGCATGAAAGCGTTCATGTCTGGCAGTTCATTAAAGAATACATAGGAGAGCAGTTACCGGGCATAGAGCAAGAAGCCTACTGCATAGAAGCCATAGTTAATCAGTTAACACAAGAATACGATAGACAAACAACAAGTAAAAAGAAAAAGAAGAAATGAGTCTTTTAGCTACGGGATTGTCAATACTCGATACTGT